TGATGACATGCTCTATTGTGCTCCTGGCCACCTTTGGCAGGTCCACACGGATATGGGTGAACAGGTTGGACTCCGTATGTCCGTCGGTAAGGCGTACCGGCATAAGACGTATGCGAATATTAATAGTACTTGTGTACATTACCCTATTGGAGGCAAAGAACAGCCTTTCCAAATTGACTTCTTGAATGTTGGCTTGTTCTATGGCCAACACAAGGTTCAAGGGGGGACAGACGAGCAGGACTCGCACTGTCTTGTACCTAATATTCCTACGCTGCTGAAGGGCAGTCTTGAGAATAGGCAGTGTCACTTATTGGGCTCCTTTCTCAAGGAACATGGCGAGGCCATTAAAGAAGAGTGTTCATTGATCATTGTAGATTCACGAGGTCCTCGTGTGAAACGCTACAAGCACTCTAGGAATATTTTCCTACCTGAATCCATTGGAGGTATGGGTATAGTTCCCCCTCCGGGTTGGCGTTACCAACTCACAGAGATGGATCGTCGGATAGCCGGTGTGTACGTGTCCCGGTCTAGTGCCCCTTATAGTGGTCCAGGAGTCTCTCCAGGCTTCCCACTTCGGGAGTGTGATACACTCCTCAGTTCACCTTGGGCAATTAAGTTCTCCGATGCTTCGGAACAGGTTCTCCATATTGGTCCCTCTTCGACGAAATTGAGTCGTCTTCTCACAAGATCTGGTGTACAAAGGTTCTCGTACAACCAGGTCTCCGCGTCCATCTAGCACCTAAGGTGCGTGTTAGATGTGCTCCACTTGTTGTGTCCCTCCGATCCCCGTTACCCGTCCTAGGCAAGACGTTAAACTGCCATTGGGTCTCTATACATAAATCACCTAGAACGTTTCTGGATACTGTGTTATCTAGTGTAAATATTTACGTACTAAGGGTTCTTGTACCTAGATGAAGTGCCATCTTCTTAATTGAATGTGTCATGGATAGTTACATCCCCGGAATGTCGATCGACTGCACGGGTGAGCGGCCTAGTTAGCCGTATATAGAGATGAACAGTCACGGTCTGTAACCGGGATCCAATACCTTACAGGTAATATTCAATTTTAGCTAACGCAGCAACTTTGAAAGCTATGGAAGGAAAATCTAGGATGGCTGGCCGCAACCAGCCCAACAAGCGCAAATCGCCCAGCATTGAACAACAGCTGGCGAAGAGACTTCAACGAGTCTCCATTCTCGGTAATAGGGTCCAAAAGTCCTATACCCCCTCGAACCGATCTCGTCTGAATAAGGAGATGCGTGGTTCCAATCCTCAGGCGCAGGCCGCCGCAGCTTATGCCAGTGCACAACGTTCTGCACTCCCTGTTATTAACAGTAGTCAGAACACTTCACGTGTTGTGCATCGTGAGCTCATTGCTAATATTGTAGGATCTGAAACCTTTTCTGTTCCACTCTCCTTTCCTTTGAACCCTGGCATGTCCCAGACATTTCCTTGGCTCTCCGTTATTGCCCAGCAATGGGAGCAATATCGCTTCAACAGTCTCAGATTCTGTTACTATACCCGTACGGGTACTCAGACTGTTGGATCACTTCAACTCATCGCGGATTATGATGCGGCGGACTCGGCACCACTTAGCGAGTTCATCGCCTCGTCCTATCAGGATGTAGTTGAAGATGCGCCTTGGAAGGACATCCATTGTGAACTGATGCCCTCTTCTCTTCACGCCATGGGCCCAAAGAAGTACATTCGCACTGGCCCGCTCGCTCCAAATTTGGATATCAAGACCTATGATTGTGGTACTATGTTCATTGGTACCACTGATGCTTCCGGAACTCCCCCTTGGGGCAAGTTATGGGTTGAGTACGATGTTACCTTTTCCGTACCTCAACTCTCCGCCGGTGGTCTTGCTTATTATTTCCATGCGACTTCGAGCGCTCCCACTTCTTCGTCGATCCTCCCTTCCCCAACTGTTATCTCTGGAACCTTACCGATTACAGTTGTTGGGGACACTATTACGTTCCCTCTGCCCGGTGTGTACCTTGTTGCTTACACCGTGAATGCGGGTGATATTACCGAGGTGGGTCCTCCTGCTCCTGGCGGCGGTGCCGCCCTGGACCCTAGCTTTGGCTCCGGTGGAGCCGGCTATAACACTTCTGGTAATGGAACGATTAATATGACGCAGAATGCGATTGTTCAGACCTATGCTAGTAATCAGACCCTTGTGTTTAACAACACGATTCCTAGCGGTTCAGGCACATTTGCTGAACTCGTTGTTAATGTCTTACCCTCTGGAGCACTCTAACTCCACCTTTGATCCTGGCGCCTCTATGGACTGTGTTTCCATGGGCAAATAAGTCCAATACAATTATGAATTGGGCGCCAACAGCTGGTATGATAGTATCTGTCATACAACAGCCTGACTATTGTGTCTAGTCCTAAGTGGTCACTCACTCGCTGGTCGAGTGAAACATCCCTTTCTGTCATCAATGTTGATGGTTAGGTACTTAGCTATTCCCTGTCAGTGTCTTCCTGTAGAACGCTCGATCGAGTCTACTAGGGGATGTGGTATAAGGCTTCATGAGTTTCAATCTGGATGGTAGTGCGTGCGCTACCTGCCTCTTGTCTCATGAGTAATTCCTTGCTGCATCTTCGAGTGGC